AATTAGAATTACAACGTCAAGCACAAGAATTAGGCCTTGACTTTGCTAAAATAGAAGTGGCTGATTCTGTATCTGCTCGTAATATGGAAATGGCTACAAAGTCAAATATTCCAGCTATATTGGCTGCAATTACGACTGTTGGATTTTTTGGTATTTTAATTTTATTATTTTTTAATAAAGTTGATCCGTTAAACAATGCTTTAATGATTATGTTAGGTTCTTTAGGAACTGCTTGGACAGGCGTTATATCTTTTTATTTTGGCTCATCTCATGGCAGTCAAATAAAAGATCAAATGCTTTATCATTCAACACCTACTAAACAAGCGCAATCTGAAGAATGAATATAACTGAACATTTTACTTTTGAAGAGCTTTATGCTTCTGAAATAGCGGATCGTAACCATATTGATAATACACCGACTGACCCTCAAGTATTAAACAACCTTAAAACACTAGCTTTGAACCTTGAAAGCGTCAGGAGATTACTTGGCCATCCTATTCATATTAATAGCGCTTATCGTTGCCTACTTGTTAATGGAATGTTAGGAAGTAAACCGACTTCTGCACACGTTAGGGGATTGGCTGCTGACATCATCTGCCCTTCTTTTGGTAGCCCTGTGGATATTGTTAACGCTATTATTTCTAGTGGTATTCAATACGATCAAGTTATTTTGGAGTATGATAGATGGTGTCATATTGGATTTGCAGAAGAAGGCAAAGAACCAAGATTAGAACAATTAATTATTGATAAAGAAGGAACTAGACGTTATGGCAACTAAACCTACATATAAAGCAGAGAAACCAGCTATTCGTAGCGAATCTAAAGACTATATTGTTAAAAGAGTAAATGGTTTAGAAGAAGAATTAAAAAGACATGAAAAAATGGATTTATTAAAAGCTCATCCACTTCCTAATATGCGTAAAAAATGAAACAAGATCATTTTGACGCTATGGTGGGATTTGTGACTGTGATGTGTTTAGTGTGTATTCTTGGAAGCTTCCTACAAGGTTGCCTCCAAGCATACGAATACGCATTATGTTACTTGCGTTAATTACTTATTCATTACATACATTGTAACTTCAAAGCCAAATCTCATTTCTTGAGCAGCTGGTTTAGTCCACATAATTATTCCTTAATATAATGCAAGCAAAATAGCTTGTGTATAAAATTATGTTCTTTTATGTATACAAAACCATCAGTAAAATCATTATTTATCTTTAATTCTGTCTGCAACCAATAAAGCATATCCAGCAATATCATCCCAATGATCTGCATGGTCATGGTTACCATAAATAATACGACTTAATTTAACTAGAATCATGTGAATAGCCTCTTTTTTATCGGCTTCCATGTTTTGATAAGCATTTAGGCCTATTAAATGTTCCATGATTTCTTGAATCCACATAGCTTTTATTTCAAAATCGCCATGCGTTACTTCTCTATTTTCTAATATCTTATCTAAATCCATAACTTTCTCCATTAAAGTTTTCTAATTTCAAACCCATATACTTTGCATACTTCTACCGCTAATTTATAAAATTCAAGCTTATGTTCATCATAATGCTCGTATTTTTTACAATGATACAAAACTAAATGAATCATCTCATGTAATATTGTTTCAGATAATATTCTGAACTTTTTGCAATAACTACTAGATATTTCTATTTTTAATGGGTCTGCATGAAAATAACCGCATACCCTTTTGTCTTTAATTACTTTCCATTCAATAGTATTGGCGTTTGGCAAAGCATATTTATCAAATGGCGGCAATTTAGCAAACGTAGTATAAAGTTTAGCTAAATATTCAGGGGTGAGCAGCGACATAATAAATTCCCCTAATTAGTTAATATTAACCTTTCCAGCTAACCCATTCTGACTTATCAGAGTTTTCAAAGGATACATCCACATTTACTGGCATCGAGAAAGTAATGCCATGATGAGGGTGGGTTATCCATAAAGCTTGTCTAGGGGGTTCAAAACCAAAATTGTTGCTGTAGGCATATTCACAATACCCTTTTAGCGATCCATTTACAATAAGTCGTTCTAATTGTATTAATTGATGAAAATGACCGATTATGAGAGTGTCATAATCCATATCTATTTGACCATTTCTAGACCGTTTCTTATGGTCACCTCTAATAATAGGCCCTAAAGCTCCAATAACGCCATCACCGCCACGAAATTGATCGCCATGGGTCAATAGATACTTATGATTATAAATCGCGTATAGCGCGTCAGGGCCATCAGGAATGTGGAACGATACTCGGCTATCAGATTCAAAGTGTTTAGCTAGGAATTGATAGGTTAGCCAATCAAAAGAAGTGAAGTTTCTACCTTTATTTCGTATTTTATGAGTATTTCTACCATGATTGCCGCCTACGCATGGCACAAATACCTTGCCAAAACGATCAGCAAGCGTTTCTATGCACCAAATTAGCACACCAAATAGGTCTATAACCACAGGCATAATTTCTGCGTCATTGGTAGCCATAAGTTCCTCATGTATATCGCCTGACACCATGTCACCGCCTAAAGCAAATACGATGCCTGGATACTTTGGATTAACCATGTGATTGTTTAATAAATCAATAGCCACTTCAATCATTTTTTTAGCGCGTTTATGGGCTATTTTCATGTTGTAGGAATTGACATTATTGACTTGATTAGGGTCTACGTTTTCCCCCCAATGCCAATCTGATGCAAATAATGTAGGAACGCCTGGCGCTGACTTACTTGATCCTGGTTTTAATAACCAGCTAGGTGGTGAAGGCTTCTTTTCTGACATTTTAAGGATTTTAGTCTTAACATAATTCTCACTTAATACGTCACGATTGAATGAAGCTATTTGTGCTTCTAGGGTTCTTATTTTATCTTTTAGGGCTATTTCAGGTGGAATATCAGTTATGTGTGGCTTTGTATTATCTACTTCAGCTTGCATACCTGCCATTCGTGCTGCTCGTATTCTGCCTTGAAAACAAGCTCTTTTAATACCTAATAATTGAGCTGCTTTAGTTTCGCTGCCTGTCTTATTAAACGCTTCAACTGTTTCTTCTAATTGTTCGCGAGTTAATGGCATAGTTGACTCCTAAACAAAAGTTCAAACATAAAAAAAGCACCAAACAATAAACCTAAACCACCTAAAATAATTAAAACTTTTATTACAAAGTCTGTTATTTCTTCCATTGGTTTTCCTTATGTTTAATTTCAATAAATTTGACATTCTTTAGCAAATTTGTTTCGCCGTCAAATATTAATTGTAAATTGCATCCTCTTTGACGTTCTTTATTGTTAGCAGATATAAAACTTGCGTAACCTTTTTTACCACGATAAACATAATAATCTAGGGTAATATCAGGTTGAGGTTCTTTTAATTTTGTTTCTTTTATCATGGATTGAATATCTAATCCATTAAGCTGTTTGGTATATAACTCAATATTGAGCATATTTTGTTTCCTCCATTTTGTAGAAAATCATGTGCGACCATTGAACAGTTTTTTTTAATTTGAACCATGATTGAGGTTTTGAGATTGAATTATCGTGGAAATTAGTTGCGCCTTTAGAATAATCAGGCTCTAACTTGTGCATGATGCGCCATGCAAGATCAAAAAAGTATGGTTTGATTTCTTTAGGTTCAGGTGGTTTTACTTTTCCATACCAAGAAAACTGATAAGGTTTTCTCATTTCATTACACACCTGCTTTGGATCAAAGTCAGCTCTACGCATAAGGACATAGCCAACACCGATTTGTGCTTCTTTTTGTTCTACGCTACTTTCCATATAGATTGTTTGCGCAAGACAAAGAAGTGCCTGGTCGATCATAAATGACCCCCCTGTGTTATTGCCAAGTTGTATTATACCATTTTTCAATTATTGTCTAGATTCCATAAGTTTGACTTCTTCTGAAATTTGCTCTAGGAAAATTTTTACTTCTTTTTCCATTTCTTCAATAAATTTATTGTCACGCATCATGCGTTTTAAGAAATGACGTGAACCTTCAGGCATACGACTATCATAGCTAAAGAAGTCGCACCATTGCGCACCTGTGCAGGCCATTTGTGCCATCATTTGAATTTTATATTTTGTTGGTGGTTCACCTTCTTTAATATAAGACCAATGCGTAGCACTATTAGGATTTTTTATTTCTAACAAGTTATAAGTTCCATCATTATTTTTAATAATGCCATCAGGTGAGCAGCCAAACCATTCAATTGTTTTATGTTTCACAAATGGCAGTTCCTCAACAAAAGTTTCAGTCAATAACTCGTATGCTTGACGTGCTTTAGGTTCTTCTTCTGTGCCACGAATCATTGCTTCATTTTTATATGATTCTTCAACAACACCTGTTACTCGCTGAATAGCCAATTCAATTAAATAATTTTGTCGGCTAGCACTTGGGCCTGTTTTAGTTTTAGCCATAATGTCTGCAACTCGTGAAGCTGTAACATGGCCTAATCTTAATTGCAACCATTCAGGCGTTCCTTGTATGATGTCAGACATTGTTTGTTCCTTCCAATTTATATTCAGCTACTACACAAACTTCTTTAAATTTATTCTTAACTTTTTTATTTGTGGTTGTTATGTCATAACCTTTTTTGCGTAAGTTAAAAACAGTATCGGCTAATCTATATATGCCTAATTGAGTCCATGCTTTTAATGGATCAATCTTGCCATGCTTTTCTAAATACTCGGTTAAACGTTCTTGTTGGTTCATATTATTCCCCTAGTTCAAGTTTACGATCAGATAAATACTTCTTTAACTTTGCTAATGATGCCTGGTCAAAGTTTGCGTGTTGCTTATATATAGCCATTAACTCCTCAATTGATTCAGCTTTATTAATTTCTTTAATAGCTTCTTCTAATTCATCTGAAGTTGTAGGTTCAGATTGTGGTAAATCCTCGCCAGCGTATATATAAAGACCAATACCATGTAAAGCGATAGCTTTGGCTAAACAACGTTGCATAGCAGTATTAACTGCCATAGCGTCAGGATTCATTACAGCTTTATTTTTATAATCTAATACAGGAAGTTGAGCTGTCATAGTTTTACCAAAAGCTGTGACTGAACAAAATACCATTAAAGTATCGCCAAATTGACGTGGCTCTTTATATTCCCATGTGGCTTGTGGATCATTAGATAATAATTGATCTACTGCCCAAGCCCATGAAAGATACGTTAAATTGCCTTTCTTTTCCGTATGGTCATTAACATTAATCTTTTTTAATTCGTTAAAAGTAATCATTTACCGCTCCTTAATTGTTTTGCTAAAGTTATTGCTTTTTTAAATCTAAAACCTTTTGAATATAAAAATATAACGTCTCTAATATAGTTAATCATAGAAAATCCCCATGTGAATGGCCCATGTCATACATTTGGTCAAAAGGGCCTTGATAGACATTAGCTTCATTTAACTTTTTTTCTGTAATACCCATCGCTTCCTCAAAAAAGGCATTACTTATAGACTTGGCAAAAAGATTAACGCTAATCATATCGCCACGTTCATTAGCCCAATATAAAGCACGAATCGTGCCAGCTAGCTGTTCCATGTCCATGTAAGCTAAAACTTCTACTGGGTCAGTATCAATTAAATCTTCAGCGTATTCTTGTTGGATAGTCATATTAAGCTCCGAAATGTTTGCAAAGTATTGGATAAAGCACATACAACCATAATGCGCAGTATGCGTAGAACGCTAGAACCGTAACGATAATGCCTTTTGTTTTCATATTTCCTCCATAAATTTAAAAACTACAGTTGCATTATTAACTATTTGTTATTATGATGTCAACAACTATTTAACAAAAAGTTATAGGAAAAAACATGACAGATAGCGAAATTATTGAGTTTTATGGCGGTTCTAAAGCCCTTTGTAAGCGCCTGGGCTGGTCAGGAATTAGCCAAGAAATTAAGGTTTATCAATGGAAAAAGCGAGGTATTCCAGCCAAAATCAAGCTTCAATACCCTGAAATCTTTTTAAAACGTAAATTTAAACAATAGGGATTATATGCACTATTTTCAACATAATATAGCGGATTATCGCAAGGATACCATGCACCTATCGCTATTAGAACATGGGGTTTATAGGCAATTATTAGATCAATATTACCTTAATGAACAGCCATTATCAGATGATCCTGAACGCATTATGAGATTAATTAATGCTAAAACTGATGAGGAAAAACAGGCAGTTTTAAACATTTTAAGTGATTTTTTTGAAGAAACTACTATTGGATTTATTCATAAAAGATGTGATTTAGAGATAAAAACATACAATGAAAAATCAATCAAAGCTTCAAATTCTGCTAAAATACGCTGGGATAATGCAAATGGTATGCAATCGCATAGCGAACCCAATGCTAACCATAAACCAATAACCATTAACCATAAACCAATAACCAATATAAAACCCTTGTCCGATTTTGATTTATTTTGGATGGCATATCCTAAAAAAGTCGGTAAAGAAGCTGCAAGAAAATCTTGGGATAAGGTTAAACCTGATTTAAAGACTGTATTAGAAACACTTAAATGGCAAAAACAAAGCGATCAATGGTTTAAGAATAATGGGCAATACATACCGAACCCAAGCACGTATCTTAATCAACATAGATTTTTAGACCAACGCAATGATAATAGGGAG